AGGTTTTCCTTTACTGTTAAGTGCTTGGTTCATAATATTAACTATAGTTGCTCTATTATCTAATAGTAATTCTTTAACACCTTTAACATCTGTTGCAACAATCGTAAAGTTGAAGCTATTCGCTTTAGACTGCAAGTCTTGGTTTGGTATGATGTTTCCATCGGAACTTGGTATAAACACCTCTCTACCACGTTCTCCTACAGTATAAGGCGTACCTGCATTAACGGCACCACCCTCTGCCATAAAGAACATAGAACCTAAATCAAATAATGTACCTAAATCAAATCCACCACCTCCTCCACCACCACCAAATATATTGCCCATACTTCCAACAATATCACCTAGTGAGCCACCTATTGAACTGAATATATCTCCAACACTAGAACTTAATGATGATAAAATATCACCTATACTGCTTCCTATATTATTAAATATATCATCAGTATAAGAACCTATATTAGTAAATATATCTGATACTGATGTTAAAATGGTATCAAATGATGATTTTAATTTGGTCCATAATTCATCAATTATATTTGATAATTGTTTTCTAGCCATTTCTTCTGGGTTGGCATCAGTTACTCCATCACCAATTTGTTTTCTTTTCTCTTTAGTAATTTCTTTTTCAATAGCTAATCTTTTTAATCCTAATAAAACTGCAATTTCATCTAAAGCTAATAAAGCAAGTTTAGCTAATTGTTCTTCTATTAAACCAGCAATAATTTTAATTAATAAATTTCTAGCTATATCTGCAAATGATGCTTGTAAAGATTTACCAAGAACTATTGATTCAGCTAATGCTTTAGAAACATCTTTAATTCCACTAACCATTCCTTGTGCAATTACAGAATAAATATCTTTAAATTGTGCTTTTAAATCAAATGCGGCAACTTGTAATGCTTGAACTGTTTTTTGTGTAGCTGACAATTCTGCTGGTACTTTTGTTGTTTCTTCTACAACAGCTTTTGTTTTTGGTGGAATTACTTCTAATTGAATTGGTTTGCCAAATACAAACTCTTTAAATTCTTTATACTTTTTTCTAACATCATCTAAAAATCCTGCAAATTTTTCAAACGCTTTGTTTAAATATTTATTAATATTATCGGCAACTGTTTTTATAGGAATAAATAAATCAGATAATATTTCTGAGAATAAAGCAATTAATGGATTAACAATTTCTAAGGCATAAATAAAACCTTGTAATATATTTCTAACAAATAAAGTTATAATATCTATAATTGGTTGTAATGCTTTTAATAATTTAGTTAATTGATCTACAAAACCAGCTAATTCTTTTTGATCTCCTATTTGAAATAAACCAGCTTCTATTGTTTCAAAAAAATTTTTAAAAGAAACATTTAAATCAAAAATAGGTTTTACTGAGTTATTTGCTCTTTTTTCTAACCCTATTAATAAGTTGTCTAATATTAATTGTGAACCCTCAGCAGTATTAGATAATCTCATTAATGCTTTTTCATCTAATCCTAATTCCTCTCTTAGTATTTGAAATGCTGGAATACCATTAGCTACTAATTGATTTAAAGATTGTATATTAAAACCACCTTGAGCTCCTCGTGCAAATAATCTAGTTAAATCATTTAAAGCATCTACTTTGTTAGTTGCATTACCAGCAGTTTGTGTAAATATTCTTAAAAGTCTATCAGTTGGTGCTACACCATTTTGACTTAATGTAAGAAACGATCTGCCTAATTGAAGTATGCTAAATTGAGTTGTTTTAGCAAATTCAGATAAATCATTAAATGTTTGTGTTCCTTTTTCAATAGAACCAACAGCACTTATAATGTTCCCTCTTAGTTCTTGAAATGTTTTTGTAACATCTATGATTTGTTTCCCAAGCGATACTAGACCAACAGTAGCAAATCCAATTACTGCGTTTTTAAGTGTTAAAAAACTTTGTTGTGTATTATCAGTTTCTTTGCTTACGCCTTTTAAATTATTCTTAACATCATTAAGTGCTTTTGTGGCATTATCTATTGCGGAGATTGTTATTTTTACTTGCTGATCTGCCATAGTTTAGTTTATCTTTTTCTGCCTTCACTTTAAAATACGCTATCCAATAATAAAATTCTTCCTCAGTTAGAGAAAGCATTTCTTCCATACTTTTTTTTAATTCGTGACCAAGAGCAAGTATGGTGTAAAGCTCTTTGTCAAATCTTACTTTTTTTCGGTATCTTCGTAAGAAGCACTATTCAACATTTCTGTTGCGACTCTAGCTATAACATTTGCATCAGCATTATTCAATAATGTTAGCTTATCATCTAGCTTAAACATTTTGTTTCCTTCAGAGTCTTTTGCTTTTAAAACGATTGCATCTACTAATACTCCTAGATCATCATTCTTAGCACCTTTAAATAGGTTTCTTTTTTCACCAAGTGTAAATGGTGAACAATAAATTACCAAAGGTTTGCCTTCCTCGCCCCATTCAGCTACCTCAATCTTTTTAATTCCTAAAGATTCAAACTGTGCCTTCACTCTATCTATTACTGCCATATATCTTCCTTTTCTAATTAATTATTAATTTGCTGTTCCAATAGTTACTGCACCGTTACCTTGGAAAGTAATTTCTGCTTCAACCATTCCATCAAAAGATGCACTTACATTATATCCAGTTACGATTGCATCAACAGCATAAAATTTGTCGCCAGTAGAATTACCTTCTGGGAATAAATTCAATGTGATTGATGAACCAACTGTGCATAATAATTGACCAGCATCAGCTTCGTCAAAAAATACACTTGCTGAACCTGAACTAGCTTTTAAACCAGCTTTATAAGTTCTTACAGAATCACCCATTGAAGTATCTTCAATAGTATCTGATGTTTGTTCAAGCGTATAACTTCTTAATTCACCTAAAACAGTAGAACCAATTTTAATTGTTCCTTCTGAACCAGTATGAGTTGCCATTTTGTTCTCCTTGTTTGTTTATATTAAGGTGTGCCAGATGTGTATTGGTACATAACTCGCACCACCATTCTGATACCACCTATTGGAAATAAAACTCCCTCATCAGTAGATACTTCTACTATTTGAGTTTGTTTAGCATATCCACCTCGTGTTCTATCAGAATCTAGTCTAGTTTCAATCGTAGAAATTAATTCATTTCTTTTTGTGTCAATATTTGTTGGTGTTCCTTTGACAAAACCAATAATTACATAATCAACAGTTGCTTGTCTTGTAATTGTACTTGATGTCATTGTTTCATCTGATCTTATTTCGTTACCAGTTTGAATAAAACAAGCTGGATATTGTTGCTCAGATAATTCATCTATATTAAAAGGTTCTCTAGTAATCTTTTTAATTGTTATTGGTGATGTACCAGTAGAAATTGTAGTTATTATATTACTAGCTATGTTTTCTCTTTTACTCATAATTTACTTAGTTTGTTGTATTCTTCCATAAATTTGTTTTTAAGTAATGGTGCTTCAGCATCACCTATTGCAAAGAATTTTCTTTTTCTTTGATTGCCCATAGCTTTTAATCCCTCTCTAATTGATGAGAAATAAACTTGTGCATAACTAGGAGTAGATTTTTGTGTCATATTAGATAACATTTTACCAGAAAAGAATAAATCTGGTTTAAGTGGTAATTGTTTTTCTTCTCTAATTTTTCTGTATTCAGGAGTATATTTTGCAAAATCCATTCCGTTAAAATCTTTTCCTCTAGCTGTTCTTTTCTTAATTAAGAACATTAAAAATTCAGCAGTTCTTCCTAAAGATTTTTTAACTATTAATGGTTGTTCCCTTACTTGTTTTTCAAAGTTATTTACTACTTGTAGAATATTACTTTCAATAGTAATCATCTTATAAGTTTTAATCTATGATAAGGTGCTTTTTCTGAATCAGCAACAGTATTAGAATCGTCAGCATCATATTCAACACCATCTCTAAGTATATCTTCAATTTCACTAGAATACATTTGTTGATAATGTTTCATCATAACTTGGAATCTATCTGGATTATCATTTGAGTTAAATTTAGTAAGTTGTGGACACGCATAAAAACCTATTACTCTAAATACACTTGCTCTTTTAAATTGTGCATCTGTTAATAATGTTGCGTCCATCTCTGTTGTGTTAAGTATTGCTATATCTCTATAAACTTCTTTAGAATAAACTGGAAACCATTTAATTCTTAATTCTCTCTCAATATCTGCTCTTGCTTGTGCGTGATAATCATTTGGAGATGTAAAACTTGCTATTCCAAAAGTTAAAATATCTGGTTGGTAAAATGTTAAATCTGTATCAGTAGAGAAATTAGCCATAGTTAGTCCTTTATAATATATTTTCTTCTTAATGTTCTAGGAGAAATAGATGCAAATATTTCTGCTTCTGTTCTCTCTAGGTCTTTATCAAATCCATAATGTGTAGTTGATGTGTGTTTAAACCTATCTACTAGCACATAACGATAAACATAATCCTTATTCTTAAAATGAAGAATTGTTTTTGGATTGTCTATCTGTTTCATAATTAAATGGTGGGGCTTTTACACCCCACCGATTATCTTAATTAGATAGTAGTATCAGTTATTACTGCACAACCATAAGATTCTTTAACTGCACCTTTACCATAAGTGATAGAAGCTACAATTTCAGTTGCTCTTAGAGAAGCATCTCTTTGAGTTTCAACTTTGAAATCTTCTTTAAGTGCTAAACCTAATGAAGCTGGGTGAAATACTGCACCATAAGCATCATCATTAGCATCTGGAGTAATATTTGCGTTTTCAAATATTTGAACACCAGCTACAGTTCCAATGAAACCATCTCTTAATGCTTGGTTTCCAATGTCAGAAAGTGCATTAGCTGAAGTGTTATAACCAGCTTGAGTTAATGTTTTCTTTAAATTGTAAACTGCTCTTGGGTGGAATACTCCGTAAAGTGGAGCTGGAACATTTAACATTCTTAATTTAGCAACTGCTTTAAAAATTAAGTCTGCGTCAAGTTCTGCTGCCGCCGCACCTACTTCGTTTGTTGTAAATGATACAAACAATCCAGCTAAATCAGTATCAACTTTTTTAGCGATTGCGTTACCAAATAATACACCAATGTCAGCACCAACATTTCTAGATGCAGAATCTCTGCCTAGGTCTGTTAATGTAGTCATCACGCCAACTTCCGATGCTGTAATATTAGCTTCAGTTGGGTTAATTGCTGTATTAGTTAAATCAGTAGCTTCGTTAACTGCTGTTGCAGATACAGTAGGATATACTGGTACTGATATTGTTTTTCCTGATCCAGTAATTGGATAAGTTGTTACAAGAGGTCTCATTACAGATGTTTCTTGAAATGTAAAGATTGCTTCTTGTGTTATATTTTCAAATAGCTCGTCCAGCGTACTTGATGTTGTTTCGTTTGCCATAGTTTTTAGTTTTGTTTAGTTGTTAGTTTCATTTTAAATATACCTTGATCTCTTTGTTTCCTCATTTCAGCGTATAATTTTCTGTCATTCGGATTGCTTAAATCAAGATCACCAATTTTTATAGGTTTAGGTGCTAAACCACCAATCTTACTTTGTGAACCTACTCCACTTTGAGTAGCCATCACATGATGTGGATTGTTTTTTAAATATTCTGCTACCAAATCATTAACTGACATTGGTTCGCCTTTATCTGAGTATCTAGGAGTTCCATCTTCGTTGATAACTTCAACAGAACCTTGTTCGTTTAATTTAACATTATTTCTAAGTAGTTGTTTCACTTCTGCTGGTTTAACAGCTTTCATTCCACTTGCTACATTTACTAATGTTTCGTCTATACGAATCCTTTTTAATTCAGATTCCAACGATTGAATTTTTGCATCTTTTTTTGATACTGTTTCTTTTAAAACTTTATCAAACTCGCCTCGTTGTTTAGCGATTTCTAGTTCCTTTTCTTTTTTCTCTTGAATTAACTTTTTAGCTTCTTCAAGATCTATTCCATCAAGTTTATTAGATACAGTTTTTTTATAACGATCTAATCTTCTTTGAACTATTTGTTCTAACTGGTCAGCAGTAAAAACTTTGTTCTCTGTTTCTTGATTTTCAGAAACTTCTACTCCAGCTTTTTCCTGAGGTGCTGTTTTCTCAACCGAGTCTTTTTTAACTTGCTCGTTCATAACTTACTCCTTCTATATTGTTAAGATTATTAAATATCAATAAGATTGTTAAAATGCAAGATTAAAGAGTAGAGTTTCCATCAGCATCAACCCAGTCTGGATCTACTGGTTGCCAACTATGCCTACAATTATATCCACCTCTGACAATGAATGGACTTCCTTGATCTCTACCTTGTCCAGTATCATTGTTCCAAATATCTATAATTTGTTGTTCTGTATAAACTTTACCTGCGTGTTTTCTGCAAAAATCTCTAGAATCTTTTATGATAGAACCATAATATAAATAGCTAGTTAAACCTAATTCGTCTGCTCTATACTTAGCAAATTGTCCATCAAAACCCATAATGCTATCAGTTACTAATAAACTAGCATATTTGGCAAAGCTATCACCCGTTGTAGTTCGCCCATAGGTCTGCTTTAGTTCGTCTATAGCAGTCGTTACTTCTGGTCCATTAGGGTTATTGGCTATATACTCAACTAACTGCTGGGCTTTAGCGTTATCAGAATATTGATATATTCCGTTTATCTTTTCTCTAATAGTATTAACCATTTCATTAAATGATCTGCCTACTAATGTTGATTGATAAACTTCACCAGCTAAAGTATTGGTTAATTCATTTCCTAAATTTTGAAAATTAGTAAATGCTATTTTCTTTAATTGTTGAATAGTTACTAAATCAGCTTCGGTTATATTTTTAAATTCTGGTGGAATAGGAAGTTTTCCATAAGTTGCTACTATTGTTGCGGCAATCTTATCATAATCTTTTATTAGTGTATTAACTGGTGTTAAATAAAATTCTTCAATAGCTTGTTGTAATCTAGGTCTAATTTCTATTGCAAGTCTAGTAGAATATAATTCACCAGTTTTAGTAGGAAGTTCAGAAGCAATATTAACAATCTCTTGTTCTAGTCTTTGTAATGTTTTGAATAATAGTTCTTTGTGTTGTGATTCTAAGTTATCTAGAGCTTTTTCTCTAATGGCTTGTAATTGTTGTAGAATATCTTGTGCCACATTAAACTGTAGGTAATGTTATTGGTTGTTGTGGAAACTCTCCAAGAGCTTGTGTATTAGTTTCAATTTCAGCATCTATTACTACTAACTTCTCATCATCATCAATTACAGTTCTAGCTATTTGTTTATCTAGTTCTTTAGTGAAAGTAGATGATTTAATATTACTTGCTTTAGCTTGTTGT